GCAGATTCGCCAGCGGGTCAATAAAGAATTGCAGCCGGGCGGCTTGCTTTACAAACGATAACCTCCTGCGGGAGGTTTTTTTATTGGGGCACCCATGCCATCAGCTATCGCACGCGCATGCCGGAAGCTTGGATGCGGAAAGACTACTACAGACCGCTCTGGCTACTGCGTTGACCATCGTAATGAAGGCTGGCAACAGCATCAGCGGGGACAGAGCCGACATCAGCGCGGCTATGGCAGTAAATGGGATGTTATACGCGCGCGCATCCTGAAGCGTGACCGGCACATTTGTCAGGAGTGCCTGCGCAACGGGAAGCCAGTCCCTGCATCCACGGTTGACCACATCACCCCGAAAGCACACGGCGGCACCGATGAAGATAGTAACCTTCAGGCGCTGTGCTGGCCGTGCCATAAGCGTAAGACCGCAACGGAGAGAATCAAATGAGGCAGAAGCGCGCTCAGCTTGCCCATATCTATCGCGGCAAGGCATTCATTGGATATGGCATAGCAGTTGATGGTGAGCTGTTAAGCCAGCAGCTGAGTACCACCATCGACACTGATGCTGCTAACCGGCCGGCAATCACAGCTGTCTTCAATCTTGATGCAGAAATGAATGAGAATCCGGTACGAATTGACCTGAATGCGAGTGGTTCCCAATAGGTCATTCAAATGATAGTCATTCTCGATTGGCGGGGAGGGCGGGTGAAAACTTCAGGGTTTTTGGCCTAAAGGACCGCCGCCTAACCTTTTTTCGCACCGCCGCAGGTTAGAAAACTTTTTTTAGGGTCCCCCAACCAGTAATTAATAGGAGTTTTCGATTATGCCAGGACCGCCGAAAACCCCGACACATCTGGCTTTGGTGAAGGGGAACCCATCCAAACGGGCAGTAAATAAAAAGGAGCCAAAACCGCCTTCTGGGGTACCCCCAATTCCGAAGCATTTCGACAAGATGGGGAAGTACTGGTTTAAGCGAGTTGGCGAAGAGCTTGATGCGGTCGGAGTAATGACCACTCTCGACGGCAAAGCGCTGGAGCTGCTGATCGAGGCTTACACCGAATACCGGCATCACTGCGATACGCTAGAGCGGGAAGGCTATACCTATGCCGTTTACAGCGAGGAAGAGCCGGACGAAGGGAAAGAGCGGGAAATCAGAATGATTAAACCGCACCCGGCAGCGGTGATGAAGGCTGACGCGTGGAAACGTATCAGGGCAATGCTCGCTGAATTCGGCATGACCCCGGCCAGCCGATCTAAGGTTGGCGCTAAAGGTCCGGCTGAGGCCGATCCTCTGGATGAATTTCTTAAAAAGCGCAAATGATGAATGGCAACCGTTCAAGCTGGTATTCAGTACGCCGAGCGCGTGCTGTCTGGCGAGATTGTTGCTGGCGAACTGGTGCGCCTGGCGTGCCAGCGATTCCTCAATGATTTAGAGCATGGGCCGGAACGCGGTATCTACTTCAGTGAGGACCGCGCTCAGCACATTCTCGACTTTTATAATTTTGTTCCGCACGTCAAAGGTGCGCTGGCGGGTAAGCCGATTGAGCTGATGCCGTGGCACATCTTCATCCTGATAAATCTGTTTGGCTTCATCATCCCTCTGATTGATGAAACAACGGGCGAGCAGGTAATGGACGATGACGGCGATCCGGTAATGGTTCGCCGGTTTCGCACTGCCTATAACGAAGTGGCGCGTAAAAACGCTAAGTCTACCGTTTCGTCTGGTATTGGCCTTTATATGACCGGTGCGGACGGCGAGGGCGGCGCTGAGGTTTATTCAGCCGCAACGACGCGCGATCAGGCGCGCATCGTCTTTGATGACGCCAAAAACATGATTAAGAAAGCGCCCCGTACGCTGGGGCGGCTTTTTGGTCACGTCAAACTGAACATTCACCAGGAGAGAACGGCTTCGAAGTTTGAGCCGCTTTCCAGTGACGCCAATAACCTCGACGGCCTGAATATTCACTGCGGGATAGTTGATGAGCTGCACGCTCACCGCACCCGTGATGTATGGGACGTGCTGGAAACAGCAACGGGTGCGCGTCTTCAGTCGCTGCTGTTCGCCATCACCACGGCGGGAACAAACAAAGAAGGTATCTGCTTCGAGCAGCGTGATTACGCCATCAAAGTTTTGCGTGGCGTGGTGGACGATGACACGTATTTTGCCGTCATTTACACGCTGGACGAAGACGACGATCCCTTTGATGAAGCGAACTGGCCAAAAGCCAACCCCGGACTCGGTGTCTGTAAGCGCTGGGATGACATGCGCCGCTTGGCAAAAAAGGCGAAAGAGCAGGTCGCCGCGCGCCCGAACTTCTTTACCAAGCACCTCAATATCTGGGTTACAGCTGAAAGTGCTTGGATGGACATGGATCGCTGGGCGAAGATGACGCCCACTGCTGAAGAGGCCCAGCGCAAGGGCTGGCCACTATGGGTTGGGGTGGACCTCGCGAACAAAATTGACATCTGCGCTGCTGTGAAAACATGGCGTGACCCTACAGGAGAAACGCATATGCAGCCTCGCTTCTGGCTGCCAGAGGGGCGTATTGAAACGGCACCCAACCATATTGCTGAGCTTTACCGCAAGTGGGCCGACGCCGGTTTCCTTGAGCTGACAGATGGGGATGTTATCGATCATGGGGTGATTAAGGCCGAAATAGTGGAGTGGGTTAAAGGCGAGAACATCAAAGAGATCGCATTCGACCCCTGGAGCGCATTGCAATTTAGCCTGGCGTTAGCCGAAGAGGGCCTGCCACTGGTGGAGGTGCCGCAGACGGTCAAAAACCTGTCTGAGTCCATGAAGTCAGTTCAGGCAGAGATATACGGCAATAAATTCCATCACGACGGGAATCCCGTCATGACCTGGATGATGTCGAATATCACCGTCAAGCCAGACAAAAACGACAACATCTTTCCGAATAAATCCACGCCGGAAAACAAAATTGACGGACCGGTTGCATTGTTCACTGCCAAAAGCCGACTTCTGGTAAATGGCGGCGGTGATGCGCAGGACCTGAGCGGCTTCTTTGAAAATCCGATAATGATAGGTTTCTGATGAAAAAGAATAAGCAGCCTGGCAAGGTCAAAAGCGCCTTGCTTAACTGGCTCGGTGTCCCTATCAGCCTGACGACCGGGACATTCTGGGAGGAATGGTTAGGCATGAGCAGCAGCGGAAAGGTGGTATCGGCTGATAAAGCGATCCACCTTTCTGCCGTCTGGGCCTGCGTCAGACTTCTGAGCGAGTCGGTTTCAACCCTGCCGCTTAAAATTTACGCGCGGCAGGCGGACGGGTCACGTAAGCCAGCAACGGATCATCCCGTCTATCAGGTGTTATGCCGGCGACCAAATCTGGAAATGACGCCTTCGAGATTCATGCTGATGCTGGTGGCGAGCATCTGCCTGCGTGGCAACGCCTTCATCGAAAAAAAGATGATAGGCAGCAAGCTCGTTTCGCTCGTTCCGCTGCTACCACAGAATATGGTAGTGAAGCGCCTCGAAAATGGCCGACTGGAATACACCTATACCGAAAACGGACAGAAGCGAGTTATTCCTGAAAAGAACCTGATGCATATTCGCGGGTTTGGTCTTGATGGCGTCTGCGGAATGATGCCAATGAGGGAAGGCCGCGACGTTATCGGGGCGGCCATGGCCGTCGAAGAATCAGCAGCAAAAATATTTGAAAACGGTCTGCAAAGTTCCGGCTTTTTGTCCGCTGAACAGGCGCTGGACGCAGAGCAGCGCGAACGGCTGCGCGGCTACATGCAGGCGTTTACCGGTTCCAAAAATGCCGGAAAGATTATGGTCCTGGAAGGCGGACTGAAGTATCAGAACGTCACGATGAACCCTGAAGCGGCGCAGATGCTGGAATCGCGTGCGTTCAGCATTGAAGAAATTTGCCGCTGGTTCCGCGTGCCTGCTTTCATGGTAGGACATGCGGATAAGCAAAGCAGTTGGGCTTCCAGCGTTGAAGGAATGAACCTGCAGTTCCTGACCAACACGCTGCGCCCGCTGCTGGTGAATATTGAGCAAGAGATTTCCCGCTGCCTTCTGGACGGTGACGATGACTTGTTTGCTGAATTCTCTGTTGAAGGACTGTTGCGCGCAGACAGCGCCGGGCGATCTGCGTATTACACGACCGCGCTGCAAAATGGATGGATGTCTCGTAATGACGTCCGGCGTCTGGAGAATATGCCGCCGATTGAAGGTGGTGATCTCTACACCGTGCAGCTCAACCTGACGCCGCTGGAGGACCTGAAGCAAAACAGCAAGGCAGCGCAGGCGGCAAACCTTCTCAAAGTCCATAACTTCGTTTTTCCTGATATTCCGTTCGAACAATCCCCGCTGAAACAGGCGGCTTAGGAGCTATTCCCATGACACTGAAAAGCCTTCCGGCAGCGCCGGCGGGGCGGCCTTCTGCGCTCTCAAAACGGGACCTGCCGTCTGCCGCTATGGAACGCTGGAACGGCGGCATCAAAGCTGCCAAGTCCGATGACAACAGCATTTCTATTTTTGACGTAATCGGCGCGGATTACTGGGGAGAAGGCGTAACGGCCAGCCGCATCGCTGGTGCGCTGCGTTCGCTCAACGGGGCTGACGTGACGGTCAATGTCAACTCGCCGGGTGGCGATATGTTCGAAGGCCTGGCGATTTATAACCTGCTGCGCGAGTACGAAGGAAAAGTAACGGTGAAGGTGCTGGGTCTTGCGGCTTCAGCGGCTTCCATCATTGCGATGGCCGGGGACGATATTCAGATCGGGCGCGGCGCGTTCCTGATGATCCACAACTGCTGGGTGTATGCGATGGGTAATCGCCATGACTTGGCGCAAATCGCGTCGGACATGGAGCCTTTCGACAAGGCTATGGGCGATATCTACTCGGTACGAACCGGCCTCAGCAAAGAGGAGGTCGCCGCGATGATGGACGGAGAAACCTATATCGGCGGCAGTGACGCAGTTGATAAAGGTTTTGCCGATCGCCTGCTTTCCGCTGACGAAATTTCTGACGACGACGACAGCCCTGAGGCGGCGCTGCGCAAGCTCGATGCGCTGCTGGCTAAGACTGATACCCCGCGTTCTGAGCGGCGCAAACTGTTAAAAGCTTTATCCGGCAGCAAGCCAGGCGCTGCTGCCACTCCAGATGGTATGCCGGGCGCTACCGAAGAAATTAACCCTGACAATCTCAAACAACTTGAAGACGCCCTGGCGGCGTTCGGCTAATAAGGAAAGACCATGTCTGAAGTTAACTATTTACTGAAAAAAGTTTCGGCAAAGCTGGAAGAAGTTTCCGGCACTTTCAGCCAAAAGGCTGAAGATGCGCTGAAAGAGGCAAAAAGCTCTGGTCAGCTTTCAGCTCAGACCAAAGAGGCGGTAGACAAAATTGCTACTGAGTTCAATGCACTCACTGAAGCGAATAAGGCTCTGAAATCTTCTCTGGGCGAGCTGGAACAGCACGTTGCTAATATGCCGCTCAACAACGCTAAAAAAGTTGTCGAAACGGTTGGTCAGGTAGTGATCAGCAATGAAGCACTTAAAACCTTCGCTGCCAGTGTTGAAGGCGGCAAACGCGTCAGTGTTCCGGTCAACGCCGCACTGCTTTCCGCCGATGTTGCTGATGGCGTGGTTGAACCACAGCGTCTGCCGGGCATCGACACAGCGCCTAAACAGCGGCTTTTTATTCGCGACCTGATCGCGCCAGGCCGTACCGCATCGCCGGCCATCTTCTGGGTGCAGCAGACCGGTTTCACCAATGCCGCGGCTGTAGTGCCTGAAGGCACGGCGAAGCCGTACAGCAATATTGAATTTGCTACCAAAATAACGCCGGTGACCACCATTGCGCACATGTTCAAAGCATCGAAGCAGATTCTGGATGACTTCGCGCAGTTGCAGTCAACGGTTGATGCCGAAATGCGCTATGGCCTGAAGTACGTCGAAGAGCAGGAAATCCTGTTTGGTGACGGCACCGGCGCGCATCTGCACGGCATCGTGCCGCAGGCAACCGCATACGCCGCCGCGTTCAGCGTTGAACAGCAGAACGGTATTGATGATCTGCGCCTGGCAATGCTGCAGGCGCAGCTGGCGCGCTTCCCGGCGTCCGGCCATGTTCTGCACTTCATCGACTGGGCGAAAATTGAGCTGACTAAAGACACGTTGGGCCGCTATATACTGGCGAACCCGTCAGCGCTGACCGGTCCGACGCTGTGGGGCCTGCCAGTTGTGGCCACCGAAGCAGCAGCGTTCCAGGGCAAGTTCCTGACGGGTGCTTTCAACGCAGCCGCGCAGTTGTTCGACCGTGAAGATGCCAACGTAGTGATCTCCACCGAGAATGCCGACGACTTCGAGAAAAACATGATTTCGATTCGTTGCGAAGAGCGTCTGGCTCTGGCCGTTAAGCGCCCCGAAGCGTTTATTTACGGCACCTTCACCGCGCCGGCTCCTGCTG